AATCTTATGCAAGTACACTTGCAAAAGCAGTTGTTGAGAGAGCATATCCACCAGAAGATGTTGCAGTATTAAGAACTTTCAAAAAGAAATATGGAAGTCCTTGTGATGTTGTAGCAAAAGATAAATGTTTTTATTTTGCACACAATGAAGATAAAGACGAGGACGGAGATATAAAAGAAACTAAATCACATTTTGATTTTGGTTTGTTTGGTAATCTAAATGGTAGCGAGTACAGTGATGAGGACGGCAAGAAATTTGCAGTTGCATATTTTAGAGAAGATTTAAAAGCTATGGATTGCAACCCAGATATCTACGCACAACAAAAAGAAAACAAAGACAACCCACATAAAACTAAACACGTTGATGAGTGTATGAAAGCACTCGGACATACAGGCAGTAATTATGGTAGTGATAATGACGGCATTGGAATGAATAAAACTTTTAATGAACCATACTATATTGATGTCATTGGAACTTCTTATTGTCGTTCACGTGCTATTGCTTGTACTAAAAATGAATACGAGCATTTTGAAATGTGGAGAACTGCAAAAGGTAATCTAGTATCTAAACATCAAACGTGGATAGATACAATTACTAAACAATGCGACCAATTAAAAATTGGCTTGAAAGCATACAGATATCTTTCAGAGGGTATTGAACTTGCTACTGAACTAGGTATTCAAGTTGATGAAGCTGAGTTAATTAAAACTAACTCAACAGGTCTAACAATCTACAACCCAAGTAATCTAGCAAGTATGATTAAGGGTATGAAGAACAAACAATCAGCTAACACAAGAGAAGCCAAGATATTGGCAAGAAAACAATATGAAGAAAGTTTAAATTAACTATTGACTTATCTGGGGTAATAATATATTATCCCAGATATATTAACTAACATAGAAAGATATAAAATGAACGCAGAGAAACAAACGCAAGTAAAAAGTCCGACTATGCAACTAATTGATGTCTGTCATAGACAGAATGAATTAATTTTTGCAACTCGTAAAAGATTATTTGAACTAGAACATAACTTTAGATTATGTCTAGTGTTCACAGCAATAGTCTTATCAACAACAGCATTAATGGGATTGGTGGTTATTAATGGTTAATGGCGAGAAATTTGAAATATCTTACTATGCTAAAAAGCATGGTAAGTTTATCAGTAGACGTGGACAATGGAATGAGAAATGTAAATATTGGTTTAGTAAATCATTAAAACCATTGATTACATATTTTGATATTGACGCAAATAATTATAGAACTGCGTCTGGTTCTTATTGGATTAAACGAGGTAATGATAATGATTAAAGCAATTTACTTTGCATTGCATTTTGCAATGATAATCTTAGGTGTAATAATTACTATCCATGTTGAAACATGGATAGGCTTAGCAATCATGGGATTGTTTACAGTTAAATTTATGTTAATGCTACCAGACTTAAATGAAAGGACAGATATATAATGGCTGAACTACATGAAGAACACTTTGAAGTAATAGACAGAAACAAAGACATTAATATGCAACGCAACAAGATTAAATATCTAGAAGATAGAATTGCAACACTAGAGAAAACTTTAGAAAGTCATGCAAAGATATTAGCTAGATTTCAAATGACCGAGGGAGATAGCAATGCCAAATAAACATTTTTGCCAAGGACCAACCTGTCATGAAAACCCTACACAAGATAGGTTTCTAAAATCTAGAGGTGTAGTTAGAGGAAGATATGCATACTATAGTCGTGATGTATCAAACGAAAATTACTATGGAACTACTGCAGATAAATACTTTTGTAGTCAACAATGTAAATTTACATGGCTATCAGTTAACATGGAAAACATTGAACAGGGCCGACCGATTGAGTTTATCAGACACAGACGAGAAACCCCAGGATATGCCAAGGTAACCGATAACGAAAGTAGGTGGGGTCCAAGTACTCGTATTACAAGGGTTGACAATGGACAGATTGTAGAATAGGATAATCCTATAACAGAAAGGTACAAAATGAGTAAATTAAAAGACGCAACAATGATAGACGCAACCGAGGAAAGAAAGAACAGGTTCAATGGCGAAACTGTTTTACTTACACCACACGAAGCAAAAATACATGACGATATCTTTATCAATGAACTAGAAGCAACTATCGAGGATAAGGAAGCAGGGTTCGATGGACACTCTAAGAAATGGAAGTTAGTTAGAGATGGTCTTAACTATTTCAGAAAGAATAATGCAGAAGCTTACATGGTATTACTCGATTAATACTTGACACAACATCTAGGGTATAGGACAATCCTATACCCTATGCAATAACCACATAGCTCACACAAAAATTATACGGGCGGGCCCACCCCATCGCGCGATTACTATAGAGGTACCACGGGAGGGCCCACCCCAGATTGCTTTTGTAAAAGTCGACCACCCCTAAATAAAGATAGGGATCCTAAGTCATACTAAAGTTGAAGATTTAGACAGTTATGGTATATCTTTTAAAAACATATTGAAGATATGCAGCAACAAAAAATATTACAAAAAAAATATGAGGGTTTGACCCCTGATGAAAAAGACGAACTTTCTAGGCTTGAAGAAAGCGTAGAATTAGAAAAAGCTAAACCAAATATTATAGGAAATTTTTTAAGTTTTGTTAAATACGTTTGGCCAGAGTTTATTGAAGGTTCTCACCATAAAATTATTAATCAAAAATTTAACGATTTAGCTGCAGGTAAAATTAAACGTCTTATCATCAATATGCCACCCAGGCATACTAAATCTGAGTTTGCATCTTATTTGCTGCCAGCTTGGATGATCGGTAAAGATCCTAAACTAAAAATTATTCAAGCAACACACACAGCAGACCTTGCAATTGACTTTGGTCGTAAGACTAAGAACTTAGTTGATCAAGATAACTACCGAGAGTTGTTTAGTACAAGACTCCAGGAAGATAGCAAGGCAGCAGGAAAATGGAAAACTGAACAAGGTGGAGAATACTTTGCAGCTGGTGTTGGTGGTGCAATCACCGGTCGTGGAGCAAATTTATTAATTATTGATGACCCACACAAAGAACAAGATATTAAAAAAGATAGTAAGTCTTTTGATAAAGCATGGAATTGGTATACGTCAGGACCTAGACAACGTTTACAGCCTGGTGGTGCAATTGTAGTTGTAATGACACGTTGGTCTACTAAAGACATAACAGGTCAATTATTAAAAGCACAGACTGAAGAAGGAAGTGATCAATGGGAAGTTGTAGAACTACCAGCCCTGCTCCCTGATTCAAACCCCGTGTGGCCAGAATTCTGGACCTCTGAGGAATTACTTAAAACAAAAGCCTCGATCCCTGTTTCCAACTGGTTGGCCCAATATATGCAGAACCCGACTGCGGAAGAAGGGGCAATCTTAAAAAGAGATTGGTGGCGTGACTGGACTAACAAGAATCCACCACCTTTAGATTATATTATACAAAGTTATGATACAGCATTTACAAAAAAAGCATCTTCTGACTTTAGTGCTATAACCACGTGGGGAGTCTTTACAACCGAGGCCGACGGACAAAATATAATATTGTTGAACGCATTTAAAGACCGGTATGATTTTCCAGAACTCCGGCGTGTAGCATTACAGGAATACAGGGACTGGAATCCTGACATGGTAATTGTCGAAGCAAAAGCTTCAGGACTGCCTTTGACCCATGAGCTAAGGCAAATGGATATACCTGTTATTAACTTTACTCCTAGCCGAGGAAATGATAAACATACAAGATTAAACTCCGTAGCCCCTCTTTTTGAGAGTGGTAAAATTTGGGCGCCTATGCATGAACACTTTGCACAGGAAGTTGTGGAAGAATGTGCTTCTTTCCCATTTGGAGAATATGATGACTATGTCGATAGTACGACACAAGCCATTATGAGAATTAGACAGGGTGGTTTGGTTCGACATCCTGAAGACTATCAAGACGAGCCTGTTGTAAGAGGAGAGGTACAAAAGTATTATGGCTAAAAAAACTATTATCGACGCAATCACAACACTCTATTCTAAATTGGGTGGAAACTTGTCCGATGTCCTTGGTACCCGGTCCAATGTTAATTTTATGGGAAGCGGTAAATCTTCAGAACCTTTCTTAGACATGGATTTAAACATAGAGGCACTAGGTGCACTATCTCAAAGTAAAGCAGTAAACGAATTAAAAAGTGCAGTAGGTTTTGCAACCGCTGACAAACTAAACGATATTCAAGCAGGTAAACTTTTAAATAACATGCAAAAGATGGATAGTTTTTATAACCCACCTGCAATTACAAACATCACTGACATGGCAACAGGGACCAAGGACCTGGATGCACAGGGTTTAGAATCTTTAAGAACTAAAGTTTTACCTGATGAAGAGAAATCAGCTTTAATGTCTAGACTAGACGAGATTGTTAAAAATAAACAAGGCAAACGAATGTTAGATGAAGATGAGATTGCTGACCTTTCAGATGAAGTTGGTGATTTAGATGCTTATACTAATTTTGATGGCACACTTGCTTCTGCAAATAGAATAAGAAAAGAAAACGCAGACTATGTCGCTCAAATGAAAACGGAGTATCAAAAAGGAAATTTAGATCCGGCACCAGGAGAAGCAAACAGAGAAACATTTTTAAAAAGAAAATTTGACGAGATGGAAGCGTCTGGTGACAAAAAATTAATGACTAGAGATGAGATAGAAGAATTATCTGCAATTGAAAGACCCCCTGCAGTTAAAACAACACCTTTTGATGAAGCAGTTGAATACAATGCAAGACCAGAAGATGTTGTACAAAATCTTGTAGACCAAAAGTTTGGTATAGGTTATTTTGATAATGTTGGATCAACTCCCGCTCAACGTGGATCAGCTAGAGAATTTTTAGTAGAAGCATTAAAAAAAGAAAACCCTAATCAAACAAGTTTTGCAGATATTGTAGACGCGGCTGATGTAAAAGTAATTACAGAAGGTGGCGGAGGACAAGCAGGTGACCCTTTAGCATTAGTTAATAAATACTTTGGTCCAAGAATTGTAGAGATGTTACCATCAGGTGCAAGCTCAGAAGAGATTGCAATCTTTACAGAAAGAGTTCTAAACAATGTAGTCGATGCAAATGGTCTACGTCCAACTGATCCAAGATTCGATAGACTAACAGCAAAGTTCGTAGAAAACTTTGCAAGAGGCGGACTAGCTAAGATCCTGGAGGTCTAATGCGTAGTGCTGAACAACAAAGACTATTTGAAAAATTTGTCGAAGTATTAAAAAAGTATAAAGGTAAAACAGTTGACACGGCAACTCTTGCCGAAGAGGTTGAAAAAATTTATGGGTCAACTCCTCAAAAAAGTGCTGCTGGAAAACTTTCGGATTTAAGAAGAGAAAACGCTGATGTATTTAAAAATATAAAAATAAACTACACTACAAAAGGACAAGGTGATTGGAATAAGGCTTGGAAAAAAGATCCTAAGTTTAGAGAATTTTTCAAAGAAAAAAGACCTGGTGTTGTTTGGGATGATTTAACTGTTGCTCAAAGAGATATTAAATCAAATACTTATCAGTCTTATTTATATGAAAAAGCAAAAGCAAAAACTATACCTAAAAATTATATATCTTTAACTGACTTTTCAGAAAAAACTGGGATAAGCAAAAATAATCTTAAAGAATATAGATCCAATAGAAAAGGAATTTATGGAGATTTACAAAAAAGATTTAATGATCTTTTTCCTGTTAAAAAATTTAAAAAAGAAGTTTTTTTTAAAAACCCTACAGATAAAAAAATAGAACTTTTTAAAAAAGAAATTAAAGGTGTTCAAGAAACTGGAATTAAAAAAATGGTAGAGAAAAAAAGTTCTGGATCTATTGAACCTATAAAAGCAATACATGCAGAATTAATTAGGGATGTAGACGCAACACCACAAGAACTCGCTAAAGCAATTTATGGTAAATCAGATTCCAACACCTTGCGTATGATAGGTAATGATGCATCAAAATATACAGAGGTATTAACTGGTTTTAGAAAAGTGCCCGGATTAAAAGCCCCAAACATTGTTAAGACTGAGGAGATTTTAGGTAATATTCTAATGCCTGGAAGTGGTTATTTTAATTTTGGTAATAATGAACGAAGAAACGCTTTGTTAAGAGAACGTGATAGAATTATTAAAAACGAAGGGCCTTCATTAAGATCATTGCGAAATGCTTTAATAAAATCCGCTGCTGGTTCGGGAACTGCTTTAGATGAAGCAATGGGTCTTTCAGGAACAGCAACTAGAGCCCCCGGTTATACAGAACTATTACAAAGAATCCCGCAAGAAATAAATCTTTTTAAAGGTAATACAGTCGACAAAGATTTTTCGGTTTTATTTGAAAAAGTTATAAACGGTACTGAGGGTTCAGGATCTTACAGAGGAACACCGTATAAAAATTTAGGGGAAAATATAAAATTATTTAACAAGTATTCAAAAAATTTTCAAAAACAATACAAAGTAGATACACCTATAATTGAATATCAACCGGGTAAAAAATTAGATGCATCTAATTTTATAAAAAATTTTGACAAACTTACAATTGAAGCTAAAGCAAACATAAAAGAACTTGCTGATAGAGGTATTGCACTAAGATCAGAAGCAGTCCCTGTCGCACAGATGATTCAAGACTCTGGAGATACTGCACTTATAAAAAAATATGAGAACAGAATAGGTTGTGCGGAAGGTTGTCTTGTTAAAACTGCAAGAGAACAGCCAGGTAAATTTTCAAGAATTTATGAAAGCATTAACAAAAGTCCAATGTTAAGAGGTGCTGGTAAGTTTGGTGCGATCGCAGCAGGTGGTGCAGTAGCCGCGGGTTTTGTTAAACAGTTTATGAATGACGACCCAACAACTTATTTGTCAAATGAAGAACAACAAAAAAATTTATTAATGGATATGGTGACAGGATCATTAGATGATACACCACAAGAAAGTCCAGCAATCGGAGATGCATATCTTCCAGCGTTAGGCGTAGCAACCGTAGCAGGTACAGCAGCAGTTGCACCATCAACAATCGATGCAGCAAGAAGTGGCGCGTTAGGTGCAAAGAAATCTGGTATAACTAAAACTGCATTAAAAACTTTAGGTAGAGGTTTAGCTGCAACCACTACACCTCTTGGATTACTTGCAACAGAACCTTTGTATTTAGCAGAACAAGTACAACAAGGAGACTCATTAGGCGAGATTGCAACAAACCCATTTAACTATTTTGGTGCAGCGTTTGCAAGCGATGCAGATAGAATTGTGTCTAGAGGACTTAGTCCTTCTATTGCAAAAACAATGAGACTAGGAATTAGCCCTACAGCTTTAAAAACTGTGTCACGTAGATTTGGTTTACCAGGTCTAGCATTATCACTTGGTATTAGTGGTTATGAAACTTATGATGATTTTAAAAATAAGAGAGGTTTTTTTAGTGATGAAGAATAAAAATCTTGTGGTAAATATGCAACACGTTAAATTTAATGAAATCCCACCACTTAAGGGACCAGACTCACAAGGGTTGAATGTTCCATTAAAACAAGCTACAACAATAAAGAACTCGGAGAATATAAATGGCAGATATAGACAAAGCCCTACCAAACGTAGAGACTGAAATTAAAGTACCTGGCGAAGAGGAAATCGCTGTAGCTCAAGAAGAAACAATTAATGAGCAAGTTGGTCCAGAAGATATTGAAGTAGTTCAAGAAGAAGATGGTGGCGCAACAATTAATTTTGATCCAGAAGCAGTTAATGCAGGTGGTGGCGAATCTCATTTTGACAACTTAGCAGAACTATTACCAGACGATGTTACAGGTAAATTAGGTTCTGAACTTGCAGCAAATTATAATCAATACAAATCATCTAGAAAAGATTGGGAAGATAGTTACACAAAAGGATTAGACCTTTTAGGATTTAAATATGAAAACCCAACTCAACCCTTTCAAGGAGCGAGTGGTGCAACGCATCCTGTTCTTGCAGAAGCGGTCACACAGTTTCAAGCGCAAGCTTACAAAGAATTATTACCGGCTAACGGTCCAGTGCATACAAGAATAATTGGACTAGCAGACAGGGCCAGAGAAGAACAATCAACCAGAGTTAAAGAATTCATGAACTATCAGCTCATGGATGTGATGAAAGAGTATGAACCCGAGTTCGATCAAATGCTTTTTTATCTCCCTCTTGCCGGCTCTGCGTTCAAGAAGGTTTATTACGATGAAATTCTTGGCAGAGCCGTCTCAAAATTTGTGCCGGCTGATGATTTAGTTGTTCCATACACTGCAACTTCTTTAGAGGATGCAGAGTCTGTAATTCATTTAATTAAAATGTCTGAGAATGAAGTTAGAAAAAAACAGGTATCAGGTTTTTATAAAGATGTAGAATTAACTCCTGGTTACAATGAGGAAACAGAAGTTGAAAAAAAAGAACGAGAACTAGAAGGTGTTAAGAAAACACAAGACGAAGATGTCTTTACTATTTTAGAGGTACACACTGATTTAGATTTAGAAGGTTTTGAAGACAAAGATTCACAAGGGGAACCAACAGGAATTAAACTTCCGTATATTGTAACTCTTGAAATGGGTAGTAGAGAAGTATTATCTATTAGAAGAAATTTCCAAGCAGAAGACCCACAAAAAAATAAAATAGATTATTTTGTACATTTTAAATTTTTACCGGGAATGGGTTTTTATGGTTTTGGATTAATACACATGATCGGTGGTTTGTCGAGAACGGCAACTACTGCGTTAAGACAACTACTAGATGCAGGTACGTTAAGTAATTTACCGGCAGGATTTAAACAAAGAGGAATACGAGTAAGAGACGAAGCACAAGCAATTCAACCTGGAGAATTCAGAGATGTAGATGCGCCTGGAGGAAGTATCAAGGATGCATTTATGCCATTACCATTTAAAGAACCATCACCAACTTTATTACAGTTGATGGGTACGGTGGTTTCGGCAGGGCAACGGTTTGCCGCCATCGCTGACATGCAGGTCGGAGACGGCAACCAACAAGCAGCTGTTGGGACGACCATTGCTCTTTTAGAACGTGGTTCAAGAGTCATGTCAGCCATACATAAAAGATTGTATGTGGCGATGAAAAATGAATTTAAATTATTGGCAGGTGTTTATAAAACTTATTTACCTCAAGAGTATCCATACGACGTAGTCGGTGGACAAAGAAATATTAAAGTTGCAGATTTTGATGACAAGGTAGATATTATACCTGTTGCAGATCCAAATATTTTTTCTCAATCACAAAGAATTAGTTTAGCACAAACAGAATTACAACTTGCACAATCAAATCCACAAATGCATAACTTGTATGAAGCGTTTCATGCAATGTACACAGCAATTGGGGTAAAAAATATTGATAAAATTTTACCACCACCGCAACAACCTACTCCAATGGACCCTGCAACTGAAAATATTCTTGCAATGAGTGGAAAACCTTTCCAAGCTTTTAAAGGACAAGACCATCAAGCGCATATTACGACCCATTTAAACTTTATGGCGACCAATATTGCTAGAAATAGTCCTCCAGTAATGGCTGCATTAGAAAAAAACATTTTTGAACACATTTCTTTGATGGCACAAGAGCAGTTAGAGGTAGAATTTAGAGAAGAAATTGGACAATTGATGCAAATGCAACAAATGGCGCAACAAAATCCAATGTTGCAGCAAGATCCGCAGTATCAACAACAAATTATGCAGATGTCCATGAATTTAGAGTCTAGAAAAGCAAAATTAATTGCAGAAATGACTGGAGAATTTAAAGATGAAGAAAATAAAATTATGGGTGAGTACGGTGGAGACCCAATTGCTAAATTAAAAGCAAGAGAACTTGATTTAAGGGCTATGGACGACACTTCTAAACGTGAACAAGAAGAAGAAAAGATTAATATGGAAAAATCTAAGCAATTAATGGGTCAACAACAATTTGATGAGAAATTAATGCAAAATGAAGAGCTTGCAGAGCTTAGAGCAGACACATCATTGGAAAAAACACAGATGGGAATTGATGCAAAAATGGTTAATGATATGATGAAACAAACAGATGTTAGGATCTTGAAAGGTCCTAAAAGATAGTATACAATAATTACATAGGAGAAAATTATGAAACCAAAAGACTTTTTTACAAAAAACAATCCACGTTACACTGGACCCGTTGTATCTGATACACCAAGAGCAGACGGAACTAATACATGTAACATTAATTCAGATGGATTTTCAAAAGAAGTAGAGATTAAAATGCCTTTAGGTCAACCAACTATAAATAAAGTTGGTGGACAAAAGAGAATGCTTGCTTCAAAGAAATCTTCAGTTAAGTGGTACTAACATGTGGTTCTCGGCAATTAAATTAGCCGTTTCTGCTGGTAGTAAAATTTACGCTAATAAGCAGAAGACTAAAATGGCAATGTCAGATGCACAGTTAATGCATGCATCTCGTATGGCCGAAGGAAAAGAGGCTTACCAGGGAAAACTACTAGAAGCACGTCAGTCAGACTGGAAAGACGAGGCAGTTTTAATAATTTTAAGTTTGCCAATAGGAATTTTGGCCTGGGCAGTCGTATCGGATGATCCGACAGCGATGGACAAAGTAAAATTGTTTTTTGACATGTTCTCGGAGCTCCCAAAATGGTTCACTAATTTATGGATACTTGTAGTGGCGAGCATTTATGGTATAAAAGGTACACAAATATTTAAAAACGGCGGTAAAAAATAATGAGCAAAAAATCTAGAAGACGAAATAAAAAAATTCTTGCTGTACTCGGTGCTCTTGGAGGAGCAGCGTTAATGGCAAAAAATAAAAGAAACGCAAGTATTGAAGCAAATGAAGCTAAAGAATCTGGTTTTGATATTCCTCCGGTAACATCAACACCTAAAAAGAAATCGACTGCAGTTGTAACAGGAACAAAGTATCCTGGTGAAAATAAAGCCAGCGTATTTCCAAAATTAAAAGTTTCTGATAAAGGCTATGTTACTAAAAACGGCGTTGGTCAAGGTTTTACAGGCACGGGTCAGTTTGTAAGTGATGATGGTATTTTTGTAAAAGGTAAAAAAGTTTCTGAAACAGCCCCAAAGGGTATCTTAGTTAGAAAAGATGGGACTATTAAAGCTGGTGGAAATGAATATTATAACAAAGCACAATACAGAACTAGAAATGATAAACCCGGTATGTTAGGCGACAGCGGGTTTACTACACCTAGAACTTATAATGAAATTTCTGCATTTCAAGCTAAAGATGGCGGAAGAGCTAAACTTAAATCTGGCGGAAAAGTTAAAGGTTGTGGAAAAGCATTAAGAGGCTTCGGCCGAGCAATGAAAAAGGGGAAAAAATAATGTCAAATAGAAACTATAATACACAAACAAATCCGAACAGACAAAAGTTAATGAATGGCGGAAGAGCAAAAAAAATGGGTGGCGGCATGATGAGAAAAGATATGCAGTCTGGTTACTACCCTTCTGATATGGGAATGGCCGGTGGCGCTATGATGAAAAAAGGTGGCCGAGTTAAAAAAAAGAAAAGTAAATTTCCAGACCATTCAGGTGATGGTAAAATTACTAAAAAAGATATCTTAATGGCTAAAGGCGTTATTCCTAAAACGAAAAAGAAAAGTGTTTAAAAAATTTTTTAATAAACTAATAGACGGCATCTTTGGAAAAAGATGCAAATGTTTAATAACAAAAGCATATACACCTATGAAATGTGTTACATGCGGAAAGGAGCAATAATGGCAAAACGTGGCTTATACGCGAACATTCACGCTAAAAAAAAGAGAATCGCCGCTGGTTCAGGTGAGAAGATGAGAAAACCTGGAGCTAAAGGTGCACCAACTGCTGCTAATTTTAAAAGAGCAGCTAAGACAGCTAAGAAACCTAAAAAGAAAAAGTAGGCATGAGAAAAGCAGATAACATGCCTGCAAGAAATAAGAAAAACTTCAGGTCTACAAAATCTGGAGCAGGTATGACACGAGCCGGTGTCGCTGCCTATAGAAGAAAAAATCCCGGTTCTAAATTAAAAACAGCCGTGACTGGAAAAGTTAAACCAGGATCAAAAGCTGCAAACCGACGGAAGTCGTACTGTGCAAGAAGCGCAGGCCAAATGAAACAATTTCCAAAGGCTGCAAAAGATCCTAATTCTAGATTAAGACAGGCACGTAAACGATGGAAATGTTAAATGAAAAAACAAAAAGTAAAATCAGTTAAGAAAGTAATTAAAGGTTTAAAAAAAGCCTCTAAATTACATGCAGGTCAAGCTAAAGTATTAAAGAAAGTAATAGGCTCTAAAAAAAGCTAATATGAAAACTGCAATACTAGATGCATTAGAAGCTAGATACGAAGCGCACATAGCTGAAGCAGACGCAACCATAAAAATATATCTAGAGAACTCTGTAGGTATTGGTGAGCACCCACAACACATTGATGAAATAGATAAGCAGTTTCAAAAAATTGCTGATGCTCAAGAAAAACTAAAAGCAATTTCTGATTTTAGGGAGCCTAGGGTTGCCCTTTAAATCTGAAAAACAACGTAAGTATTTATTTGCAAAAGAGCCTGCCATTGCAAAGAAATGGACTAAAAAATATGGCAGTAAAATAAAATCAAAAAAAAGGAAAAAGAAATAATGGACGAAATGACATTTATCGACAAGATAAGAAAAATAATAAAGATGAGACATGATGATATAGTATCCTCAATGGCATCCGGTGGTGTTGACAATATGGAAAAATATCAGTATATGTTAGGACAGATACGAACGTATCAATATTTAAGTCAGGAAATATCCAGCCTGCTAAACAAAAAGGAGCAAAAAGAAAATGAAGGAACAGTTGTCGACATCAAATCAAAAAATTAAGTTACCAAATAAAACTTTAGTTGGTGTTAAACCTACAGAAAAAAAACCAGAAGAATCTGGAAAATTACCTAAACCAACTGGTTGGAGAATTTTAGTTTTACCTTTTAAACAAAAAGAAAAAACTAAAGGCGGAATCATATTAGCAGATGACACAGTAGAACGATCACAAGTAGCATCAACTTGCGGTCTTGTTTTAGATATGGGTCCACACTGTTATGATAAAGAAAGATTTCCAGAAGGTCCTTGGGCCAAGAAAGGTGATTGGATTATCTTTGCAAGATATGCAGGATCACGAATTAAAATAGATGGGGGTGAGATAAGACTTTTAAATGACGATGAAGTTTTAGCGACCGTGGAAAGCCCTGAAGATATATTCCACGAATTTTAACAATCATAGGAGGAACTATGCCAGACAAAGAAGAAAAATTATCTAATGAACCAATGGTTGATTTAGATACATCCGGACCGGGTGCAAGAGTAGAACTACCAGAAACAGAAAAAGAAGCAGATAAGACTTACGAAAATGAGGTAAAAAAAGATGAACCAAATATTACGTACGATGATCAGCCCGATAACGCATCTGAGAAATCTGATGAGCATCCTGTTGTTCGAAATGAAAAGAACGAAGGCGGTGAGGTTACACAGAAAACTTCTGAAGATGGGAGTGATCAACAACAAGGTAACGAAAAAGCAGTTGAAGAATATTCTGAAGGAGTTAAGAAAAGAATAGCTAAACTCACTAAGAAAATGCGTGAAGCGGAAAGACAAAAAGAAGAAGCTTTACGTTATGCTCACAACATCAAACAAGAAAGAGATCAGTTTCAAACTCATGCTACATCTTTAGATAAAAATTATGCTACAGAAATGGAAGGCAGAATTTCATCTTCTATTGCAGCAGCTCAAGCAAAACTTGCAGCAGCTAGACAAAATGAAGATTCTAAAGCAGAAGTAGAAGCGTTAACTTCAATCTCTCAATTAGGTTACGAACAAGGTAAATTAGCAGAATTAAAGACTCAGCATCAAATGCAAGAGACTGCTGCTAAAGAACAACCTGTTCAACAACAAAGACAAC